GGAATATAACCGTGTTAGACGACAGATCTCCCAGTAAAAATCATACAGGAGGAGATAATCAAAAAACTTTATTTGCTCTTTTTCATGATTGGCATAGAAGAATAAATGATCACGCAACAAATACTGATGTGCGAGGTAATAACGCACGTCCATTGCTACTAGATACACATTTTGCTAGTGATTGGCAGATACATCAACTAGACACAAACGGAAGTACAATCCCCCTTAAACAGTTTGATTTAAAACATTGTTGGCCTGCAGCTATCGGGCCACTAGAATTTGATATGAGTCAAGATAATGCTCTTATGTCTTTTTCTGTTACTCTACTTTATAGTCATTACATAATCGTCAATACTACATAAACAGGTGAAAATATATGGAATTAGATCTATTTGGATTTTCTATAGGTAAAAAAAAACAACAAAAAGAAACACAAAGCACAGATATTGTAACTCCTGATTCTTATGATGGTTCTTATGTGCTTGAAACGGGTGGTATTTTTGGTTATACCATTGATTTTTCTGGCTCTGTTCGTGATGAAAATGCAATGATTCAGCATTACAGAGCAATGGCTCTGTATCCAGAAGTTGATGCTGCTATAGAAGATATTATTAATGAAGCCATAGTGATGGATCAAGACAGAAAACCAATAAAATTAAATTTAGATCATGTTAATCTTTCAGAAGTTATTAAAACAAAAGTATATTCTGAATTTAATAGTATTTTAAAGATGTTAGATTTTTCTAATAAAGCATCAGATATTTTTAGAAGATGGTATATTGATTCTAAACTTTTTTATTATAAAAAAATAGATAAAAACGATTTACGAAAAGGAATAGTAGAACTAATTCCAATTGATCCGGTAAAAATTAAAAAGATACGAAAAATAGAAAAAGATAAAGGAATATACGGCGGTATGGGGCCGTTCTCTCCTATTAAAAGTATTCAAGAATACTTTGTATATACCGATACCGACCGAGATGCTGCCTTTCCAACAACTTCTTCTGGTTGGAAAATATCGCCTGATACTGTTTCGTATGTTCATTCTGGTATCATAGATTCTGCTACTAAGCGAGTTATTGGTTATCTTCAAAAAGCAGTAAGACCATTGAATTTACTTCGTCAAATTGAAGATGCTGTGGCCATTTACCGAATATCACGTGCACCAGAACGTAGAATTTTTTATGTAGATGTAGGCAATTTACCAAAACAAAAAGCAGAACAATATCTTCGTGAAATTATGAATAGGTATCGTAACAAGATTACATACGATCCTAATACTGGTCAAATTAAAGACGAACGTAATCACATGAGCATGTTAGAAGATTATTGGATGCCACGCCGAGAAGGTGGTCGTGGTACCGAAATTAGTACTTTAGATGGTGGCCAAAATCTAGGACAAATGGAAGATGTAATGTATCTGTTACAAAAAGTATACAGATCTTTAGGTGTTCCTTTATCACGAATGATGCCAGACAGTGGATTTAACATGGGTCGTTCTGCAGAAATTACCAGAGGCGAAGTTAAATTTAATAAATTCATTGATCGTCTTCGTCAAAGATTTAGTACTTTCTTCTTAGATCTGTTAAAAACACAAGTTATTCTTAAAGGTATAATGACCGAAGAAGATTGGAACAGAATCAATCAAGATATTACTTTTAAGTTCAATCAAGATTCGTATTTTACAGAATTAAAAAATAATGATATTCTTCGTGAACGTTTAGATATTATTGCTGCTGTAACTCCATATATCGGACAATTCTTTTCGAAAGAACACATCAGAAAGAATTTCTTGAAACAATCTGAAGAAGAAATCTTAGAAATAGATGCTCAGATGAACCGAGAGCTGCAAAAACAGTTAGAAGCTCAAGAAATGCAAGCATATCAACAAATGTTGTCTGGTGAACAGCCAGAAGAACAAGAACAAGAAGGGGAACAAGGTCAAGAGGCTCCGCAATGAATACACCCAACCGTTTAGTAGACATGTTACTCAGAGGTAAAACAGAACAATTTAAAACCGTTATGGCAGAAGAATTGTCATATCGTGCTTCGGTTTTAATGGAAAAAATATTAAAAGCCGAAAGCGATATTCTTTTAAATGTTTCTGAGGTGGCTTCTGCTGAAAACTCTCCCGTTTATACTAATAAACCTTCTCCAAATTTACCCACTTTTATACCAGAAACTACTATTAATTTAAGAGATGGAAATGTAGTTTCATTAACAGACGAGCAAAAACACACAATATCTAAATTATACGAAAAACTAAATACTGATAATAAGAACAGAATGGTAAAATTATTATCAGAATCGAAAGAATCTTTTAATAGAGTTTTAAATTTAGCAAAGATAGAAAGCAAGGAATCAAATGGAAAATAATCTTAAAAATTTTATAGATCTAGTGCAAAACGAAAATTTAGCACAAGCACAAGAGCTAGTAAAAAATACACTAAACGAAAAATTAGCAGAAGCACTTTCTGCTAAATTTGAAGAATATGCTCCGACCATTTTTGAAGCTTTAGACCCTGTAGGCAAAGAAGACGAAGACATCAATAATGATGGTGAAGTTGATGAAACCGATTCGTATCTAAAAAACAGAAGAGAAGCTATTGGTAAAGCTATGGAAGGAAGTGATAAGGATGAAATGGAAGAGGACGAGGAGCAATCCGATTCGGAAGAAGAAGAGGACACCGAAGACGAAGACAGAGAAGAAGATGAAGAGGATGAAGAAGATTCAGAAGAAGAGAAAGACTAATGAAATTAATAACCGAGACAGTTGAACAAGTAGAATTTTTAACTGAAACTGATGCAAGCGGCGGTAAAAATTATTTTATTGAGGGCACATTCATGCAAGCAGATACTCTCAATAGAAATAAAAGAATATACCCCAAACATATTCTTTTGAACGAAGTAAATCGGTATACCAAAGAATACGTAAATAATAATCGTGCTTTTGGTGAATTAAATCATCCATCAGGTCCGACTGTAAATTTAGATCGTTGTTGCATCATTATAAAAGAATTAAATTGTAATGGTGCAGATGTTCGTGGAAAAGCTAAAGTCATGAACACTCCTATGGGAGAAATAGTAAAAAATCTTATTGCTGAAGGAGCTCGTTTAGGTGTTTCTACCCGGGGTATGGGTTCTCTTAAAGCCAAAAATGGATATAATGAAGTTCAGCCAGATTTTATGTTATCTGCCGTGGATGTTGTTGCAGATCCTTCTGCTCCTGGTGCTTTTGTTAATGGTATTATGGAGGGGAAAGAATGGGTCTGGGACAATGGAATTCTTATAGAAAAACATATTGAAGAATATCGCAATGAAATTAAAAAAGCATCTCGTAGAGAATTAGAAGAAAAAGGAATAAAATTATTTGAAGATTTCTTAAGGAAGTTGCGATGAAATTACAGTTTAAACAACTTTTAAACGAAGCAATGGTTTCTGATTTTACTCCGCAAACTCCAAATGCTGGATTAAGATTAATTAAGCCTATGCAAATTCCTCCTGTTGGTTCTGTTGCTGCAGGTAAAAGAATTTCTGATACCGTTATGGGTGGAATAAAAAATGCTGCTGCTGAAACTCGTGGAAATAAATTAGCATCAAATATAATGAGTGGAATAAGAGATGTTTCTGGTGGAGGCAGACAACCAATACTTCCTGGTTCTATGCCTCAGATTATGTCTCAATTAAAAGAACCAACACCACCAACACAAGGAATTGCTAGTCCTACTGCGGCTACTACTACTGCAACTACTAATCCACCCAATTTTGTAGAAATTGAGCCACAAAAACAAACAAATTTTGTTGAAATAAGCCCAGAAGAACAGGCAAGAGTAGACAGAGAAAACACAAATAGAAAAGTTTTTAGTCTTCCGTCTCCATCAGTAACTCCTGGCTCCAGTCAAAATCTATTAAATAAAGCGTTTGCTGGTAGTGGAACTAATATGCCTTCTCCACAACCCCGCTCTTCGTATTCTGGTCCTTATTCTGAAAGAGGTGGTCAAGTTGGTGGTTCTCAAACAACACCAACTCAAACAACAACCCCTGCACCAGGAGCAGCTTCAATGCCACAAAAAGATCGAGGAGATGTTCAAGCAGAAATGGAAGCTCGTGCACAATATTGGGTAAATCAAGACACGGAAAAAAAGAAAAGACAAGAAGAATGGAGAACAAAGCGAAACGAACGCTGGCGAACAGAAAAACTAGCTAAAGCAGAATTGTTTGGTATAGATAAAGATTTAGCAGGCAGATTAAGTCAACATGATTTATCAAGCGAAATTAGTAGAAGACAAAGAATGAGAAATCGGCAAGACAGACAATCTTCTGGTGGTTCTGGTGGTGGTGGAGGTAGTCTTAGAGAATCGTACAGATTTAAAAGAAATTCACTATTACAAGAAGTAAAAGGATTTGGTGCTGGAAGTCCTGACAGAAAAAAATCTGGAGTTTTTCCAAATATTCCAATTCCTGACTTTATATCTTATGATAAATTTAAAAATTGGGCTTCAGGATTAGCGGGTAATATATCCGACAGTACTCCCGAATGGTTAAAAACCACAATGAAAGTTGCTGGAGATGTTTTAGGAGTTCCTGCTACTTTGGCGGCTCTTCCTCCACGCGAGCTAGCTGCTAGCACTATAGGCAGATTAGGTGGTGTAGGATTCACAAAACAGGGGACTCAAGACAGAACTCAGCATTATTATAATTTAATGTCAAAAGTACAAAATTTAAATCCTGCATCTTGGGTAGCCAAAGATGACGAATATACTCATGCTGCCAAAGAAGAAATGGCTAATTTGGTTACTAGAGCATTATATGATCCTAGGGCTCAACCGGTCAGAATTACAAAACAAAAACAAAAACCCCAAAAAGAGGAAGAAACAGACGATACTACGTCACTTCCCGCTGTTCCATGATATTGAATTAATTGTACACTGTTAAATATTGTAAAATATAAATAAAATACACATCAGGAAAAATATATGAAAAAGACACAACAAAACAAACCCGTAGTAATGGATGCAACAGGAAAAGGTGATTTTGATGCTACCGGAAAGGGAACTTTCCTTGGTACTCTAGACACCAGTGCTGTTGATGCTAATGCTCCCAAGAATCAAGCCAGCCTAAGACCAATGAGTGCTGGTATTGAAACCGGACAAAAAGTTCAAGAAGAACTTAGTTCTCTTTTTAGTGGAGAAAATCTTTCAGAAGAGTTTATGAGCAAAGCTTCTGTAATTTTTGAAGCAGCTCTAAACGAAAGAACTACCGCTATTCGTGAACAAGTTCTTCAAGAAAGTGCTACTCTCTTAGAACAAGAAATTAGCAAAACCGTTAATGAACTTGCTACTCGTTTAGACGAATATTTAAATTATGTTGTAGAAGAGTGGCTAAAAGAAAACAAGCTTGCTGTAGAATCTGGAATTCGAACCGAAATCGCTGAAAGTTTCATTGGCGGTTTAAAGACACTATTTGAAACTCATTACGTTGAAGTTCCAGAAAGCAAGCACGATATTCTAGAAGATTTATTCAACGAAAATCAAAAACTTGAAGAGACCTTAAACGAACAAATTAAAAGCAACATGGATCTAAAGAAAGAGATCACTGCTGGAGAAGCTCGTTCCATTTTCCTTGAAGCCATTTCTGATATGTCTCAAGTAGATGCTGAACGTCTAGCTTCTCTTGCCGAAAGCATTGATTTCAATAATGCTGAAGATTTCCAAAACAAACTGGTAATCCTTAAAGAAAATTATCTTAAGGCTGCTCCAGTAGTTGCTAAAGAAACCGAAACACTTACAGAGCAAAAGGCACCAATGACATCAAATGATGGCCCAATGTCTGTATATGTAAACACTCTTGCTCGACAAGTTAAAACTTTCTAAAAGATAAATATATTTAAATCAAGGAGAAAACTAAAATGCCAATGGACTTTTCACAAAACACCCCCTACGATACACTCGTAGAAAAATGGAACCCTCTACTACAACACGAGGCACTTCCCGAAATCGGAGATAGTTACAAGAAAAAGGTTACTGCTGTTCTACTAGAAAACCAAGAGAAAGCTCTACGTGAACAATATCTCGTAGAAACTCTACCTGCAAACCAAATGAATGGTGGTTTTGCTACCACTTCATACGTTGGTGCAACTCCAACTCAAGGCAACCTTGCTGGTTACGATCCTATTCTAATCAGCCTTGTTCGTCGTAGCATGCCTAACCTAATGGCTTACGATCTAGCTGGCGTTCAACCAATGAGTGCTCCAACCGGCCTCATTTTTGCCATGCGTAGCCGTTACACCAAGCAAGGCACCAAAGGCAGCGTTATTGGTGATTCTAATGGTTCTGGCCGCGAAGCTCTCTTCCAAGAAGTTTTTGCTCAGTTCGGTGGTTCAGGTAATACCTCTGCTGGTGCTGCATTCTCTGCTACCGGTGGTATTGATCCTGCTGGTACTGCAGGCACTACTGGTGCTCGTTCAAGCAGCTTTGATATGTCTGCTTTCCGTGGTATGTTAACCTCAGACGGTGAAGATTTAGGCGGAACTGGCGCTAACAAGAAGTTCAATGAAATGGCATTCAGCATTGAACGTATTGCTGTAGAAGCTAAGACTCGTGCCCTAAAGGCAGAGTACACCACTGAGCTAGCTCAAGACCTTAAGGCTGTTCATGGTCTAGACGCTGAGAGCGAACTTGCTAACATTCTTAGCACTGAAATTCTCAACGAAATTAACCGCGAGCTAATTTACACTCTATATCGTACTGCCAAGACTGGTGCTGCCCAAAGCGATCTAAGTGCTCCTGGTACTTACGATCTAAACACCGACTCTGACGGTCGTTGGAGTGCAGAACGTTTCCGTGGTCTTATGTTCCAAATCGAACGTGAAGCTAACGTAATTGCCAAGGAAACTCGTCGTGGTAAAGGTAACTTTGTAGTTTGCTCAAGCGACGTAGCTTCGGCTCTCGCCATGGGTGGATTCTTAAACCTTACTCCTGCCCTACAACCTCAACTAGAAGTTGACGACACTGGAAATACTTTTGCTGGTATCCTTAACGGCAAGTTTAAGGTTTACATTGATCCATACGCCCAACTAGGTGCAGATTTCTGCATGGTTGGTTATCGTGGAGCAAGCCCATACGACGCTGGCGTATTCTATTGCCCATACGTCCCGCTACAAATGGTAAGAGCTGTTGATACCGGCACTTTCCAACCCAAGATCGGCTTCAAGACTCGTTACGGTATGGTTGCTAATCCTTTCGCGGATCAACTAAATCTAGATACCCTTGGTACTAGCTCAGTTGGTAACCAATACTACCGGATCTTCAGAGTATCCAATCTACACGGTAACACTGGTTTCGGTCTCTGATCTAAACCTTAATCAAAATTGACGTTAAGGGCTCCCCCTAAAAAGGGAGCCCTTTTCGTTTACATAAATAATATTATGGCAGATTGCGATAATACTGGTATTTCTACTAATCCACTTCAAGTAAACTTTTTTCAGTTTATTTTGGATAGAGTTCCAAATATAACTTATTTTTGTCAGGCAGCAAATTTGCCAGGAATTCAATTTGGTGTTACCGAACAGCCTACAAATTTAGGTCATCCGGTAATGGTTCCTACTGGTTCTATACGGTTTGAAGAACTTAATATTAAATTCCGTGTAGATGAAAATTTAACTAATTGGACAGAAATACAAAATTGGATTAAAACCATTGGTAATTATGATTCTGATATTTCAACGTTGTCATATTCTAAAAAGACTTCTCCAGCTACTTTATTGATAACTAACAGTTCATATAAACCAAAAGTAAAAATTCAATTTAGACATGTGTTTCCTATGTCCCTTGCTGGTATTAAATTTTCTGCTATGGAACCTATGTCTGTAGAAGCAGTATCAGAAGCTACGTTTGCTTTCACAGGCTATACAGTAGAAAGACTTGCCACTACTTGATTTATGGTGTATAATATATTATGAACTTAGATGAATTAAAGAAAATGGTGAGTGATGATATCAAGATCGATCAAACTGAACTAGATCGTGAATCTGCTAATACTCCTCAACTTCATAACAAATACTTAACATTCTTTATGGATGAGCGATTAAAGCTTCAAAAATTAGAACGAGAAGCGGCTGCTCTTCGTCGTAACAAGTGGTTGTATTACACAGGCCGAATGAGTAAAGAAGAACTAGTACACCACGGCTGGGAGCCTTTCGAATTAAATGTCCTTAAAACTGAAGCAGATGATCTTATAGAATCGGATCCAGACTGGTTGAAACTTCAAGAGAAAGTTTCGTATCAGAAAGAAAAAGTTAATTATATTGAAGGTATAGTA